TGGGTAAATACCATCGTTCGGTCTGGAACAAATCCATAATGGTATCCCCAGTAATCGACATTTTAATAGCACGTTTTTCCGCTTGACATTCATTAAAGAAATTAACATAATAGTCTGGAGTATTGAACGGTTCGGTTGCTAATGGATCGTCAATATTAAATGGGAAATATGATTGAAATGTAACAGTTTTAGCACCAGGTAATTTAGGAATAGATTTTTCTATCCCATTAATTGTGGTAACATATTCGGTTTTATCCGAAAACTTTTCCGAAAAATTGGGAGGGATTACAGGTAAATAAATCTTTCTATAATCCGAACCATTTTGATAAGCAAATCTAATACGCATAAATTAATACCCCATTCCTAAATTATCATCAACACTATTTGAAATATCATCCATGTTTATATTTTTTCCTGCCATATTTATGTTATATTGGCGACTATCGATTTGAGAATTTTGTGTATTCCATGTATTTCTTGTAACGAAATAATCACGAACATTATTTAAATATTCCTCGTCAATTTCACCCATCTTTCTTGTATTATCTGCGGTTTCTTTAGTATTAGTAACAATTTTTCCTAAAAGATCTGCAAATGGATTAGTTGATTCTTGAACACCAGCAGTTTCTTTAGCTTTTAATATTTCATCAACATAATTTTGAAATCCAGTTGTAAACACATCTAAATATGATGATTTATTTCTATCTTCCATACGTGCATATATTTCTGCTGAATTTGATGATGCATCTTTAAATACATCAAATTTATCTGCTATTGATTCTGGTAATATTTTACCAATTGCATCTATTGCTTCATAATAACCAATTAATAATGCATCAACAATAGAATTTAATCCATCGCTTACAATAGAAGCCACGCCTCCAATTGCCTTAAAGAAATAGGAAACATTAATTCCAATTACTCTAAATAGATAACTAAATTGTTGTGTTAAATCATCTCCCATACCAATCATTTTACCGATTTCGCCAAAATATGTTGTTATTGGGGTAATTATAGCTGAACCAATTTCCCACAATGCTTCACCAAATCCAAGCAATGCATCGGTAATACCAGCCAATATATTTCCAGTAATTGATAAACCACGACCAAATACATCACCTATACGTGTAAATAAAGGCAAATATTTACTAAATACACCATATATATTTCCTATAGCACCAACAGCCCATGCACCAATGGATTCTTTAATGTTTCCAAATGCATTTTCAAATTGCTTTTTAGTTCCTAAAGATGTTTTACCCATTGCTTCATTCATTCCACCAACAGATTTAGTTAATTGGTCTTGAATAAATATGGATCTTTCTAATTTTGACATATTAGTAAAACGTTTCTTTGTATCGGCATCAACATACACGCCATAGTCTTGTAAGCCTTTTATTTGACCATTTAAAGCCTTATTAACAGCTTCGCTTGCTGCTTCGGCATCTGCGCCAGTTGACATGATTCCTTTTTTACTAACCATCATATCTGCAATTAATCCCTGCATTGATGAAGATTCTTTTACATTACCAGCTCGCATTAATTTTGTAACGCCCATTACTAATTCATCTGCACCAACAATACCTTTAGCTTCTATGGCTGATGCTTTACCAGTTAAATCGGATACATTACCAGTTCCACGTCTTGATAAAGATGCCAATGCTAATGATGATTCACCTTGCATTGCCTCGGTAAAAGCATTTACATATTCATTAGTTAATGCAAAATAACCCTTCATTGCACCAGCATATACCCCAATTGCGGCTACTGCTGCGGTAATAGCTGGATTAATCTTTGCGATATCGCCTACTATACCACCCATACCACCAAACGATTGAGCAAATTTTGGGAATTCCGCACTGAATTTACTTTTCAATCCATCAAATTTATTACCTAAATCTTTAAAGCCTTGAGATAATTTTGGGTCGTTGAACGTCAATTTCTTGTTCATTTTATCAAAAACAGATGACGTTTTATTAGCTTCATTGGCTACTTTTTTCAAGGTCGATGACGCTTGATCTTGTAAAATTATCTTTTCGTTAATATTAGCCATTTATAAAGTCTCTACAAAATATGATTATAGTTGAATAATACTTTGATTGATGGTTTAATAATTTTGTTTGTATTATTTATATGCGTTAATTTTGTATTATTTAAATATCTATTAATATGGAGATAAAGATAATGGCTTTTTCATTAAACAAATACGACATCCCTGCTGAAATAAAAAAAGAAATCATGGAAATGTATTCCAATGAATCGGATGCAATGGAAACACAAATAAAAGATTTATCAAAAAAGATGAAATCATTTTCCGATTATGAAGATTTGAAAGTTAAATCGGCTAATTTTGAAGCTGAAATAGAAAAGATTAAAACTGAATCTAAACAGCAATTGTTAAATACTAAAAAACAATATGCATATGATAATGCAATTAAATCATCTAATGTATCAAACGATAAATTAGTTCGTAAATTGTTATCATTGGATGAATTGGAATATGATGAAGAGAATGGTTCATTTAAAGATTTTGAAACAAAATTAAAATCAATTTCTGAAGAATACGGAATATCAATTGGCGAACAAAAGCCAACATCTACCGAAACAAAAACAGAAAATAAAGAAACTAACATATTTCAATCAATAATGAAATCACCTGACCTACCTACTACCACAAAGACTACAATGCCAATTGAGAAAAAATCTGCTGAAATGTCATTGGTTGAACAATTGGCAAACTCCGCTCGTGAAAGAAATGAAAAAATAATTCAAGCAAATGTGCCAAAACTTAACCCATCTAATAATAACACATTTATAAATTCATTTACTAAGCCACAGGGAATGCCAATTCAATCTGGTAAAAAGAGTAAATAGTATAATTTAATATAGATAGTTAAATAATATTTAAGCAAAAAATTAGTTTAGTATTATTTAATTATAACAAATTTAACGAGGTTAAAAATGAAGATTGAAACTATAGAAAACCGTGATGCCGGATTCTTGTCTTCAACAAAGTTCGAAGCCATTACAGCATTTGTTGAAGCAGGAACTGCTTTCGTTGCTGATGGTAAGATCTATGGTGGGCTTGTATATCCAGCTAATGACGCTACTGCTGAAGGTATTGTATATGGAAATTATGATGTTTCCGAAAATGATGCTCTTGTGTCACTTATCGTCAAGGGAATAATTAACGAAGATAGATTGGCCGTGCCAGTTGCTTCTACTGCAAAAGCCGTTTTAACAGGAATTGTGTTCGAACAGAACCAATACTAAGAGGTAAATAAATTATGGATATTAATAAACTAATTAGCGCAGAAGCCGTTGCTGCTTTCTATCAACAGTCTAACGTAAGCGATACCGAAGCATATCTATCTGATATACTTTTCCCAAGCAAACGTGTTCCAGGTCGTAATCTTTCGTTCATTAAGGGTAAAGGAAGCAATGCCGTTTTAGCTCGCCCAGTTGCTTATGATGCTGATGTAAGAGTTGTATCACGTACTCCTTTTGCAAAAATGTCAAGCGAAATGCCTATGTTCGGCGAATCTTTGATTATGGATGTTGCATCACAAATTGATTTTAATGATGCTATGAAATCATCTAACGATCTAAAAGTAAAGGCTACATTAGCTGAATATTACAATGACCGTGCTAATCTAATCGTGCGTCTAAAGGCTCGTTCACACCAGCTTGGTATGGCATTACTATCTACAGGCGTTGTTAAAATCAATGCTGATAAAGATAATGCAATTGAAATTGATTATACCGATGCTGCATGGAAGGCTAATAACAAATTAGAATCCGTGAGTTCATGGGCCGTAGCCGCTACTGCTACTACTTTGACCGACTTGGAAGCTGCTATTGAAAAGGCTGAAGATGATGGCGTAAAAATCGCTCGTCTATTAATGAGCCGCAATACTTTCAAGCAATTGGTTGATTCTAAAGAAGTATCTGACCGTTTCAATGCACAGGCTAATATGACTATTACTCGTGATGGTTATAAGGCTCTAATCGAACAGTCTTTAGATGTTGAAATCATAATTGAAAATAAGAAATACAAACTTGCTGATGGCGGTGTTGATGTTGCTTATTTCCCTGACGGTGTGGTTTCCTTACTACCTGAAGGAACTATTGGCGCAATGTGCTATGGTACTACCGCTGAAGAATTGGCTTCTGCTGAAACCCCTGATATTTATAGCGTCACATCTGAAGGTTATGGTATTAGCGTTGTAAGAGAAGGCCAGCCAGCTCGTATTGCTACCAATGCATTCGAAATTGTGCTACCATCCGCTGAAAAGATAGATTCTATCTATATCTTGGATGTAACCCATACTGCCTAATAAATAAATTATAAAGCATATATCTCCTATTGCTTTTAAGGGATCTAGAAATAGATCCCTTTTTTATTTTAGATTATATGCTTTTTTAATTATTGCATTCATTATTCTTTCATCTATTTCATTATTCATATAAGCATTGATTGCTAATTTCCTAGCGTATTCACGCTTTGCTATTAGCCATGCATTATGAGCTTCTGATTCATTATAAAATAAACCCAAATGAACAGTTTTTTTATACAATGTTATATTAGATTGGTATTTATTCAAACTTTTATTATAACATACTCCAATTTTATATTTTCCTCTTGATTTTCCACAATCAACAAATAATGAATTTAAATAATTCGGAACAAAACAGCATGTCTCTGGGCTATATACTTTATTACCATCTATTATAATATCTTTATCTAATTGATATCCATCTATATAGTTTTCATAAAACCATTTCTTGAAATTTGAATAATATTTCCATTCATCACACACGGAACATCCGATATATGTTGGTCTTTTTAATAATGATGAATTTGAGTAACATCGTTTAAACATATTAGTCCAATATGAATATGATATCTCTCTATTTCTATTTTCTACCATTGGTGATATATCACATATAGCAATAGCATATAATAATTTATTTGTATTTTTCATTTACTAAATATAACATAATTTAAATATAAGGTATTATTAAATTATAAATAATTGAGATTATAATTAATGAGTGTTGCATACTTAAAAAGATTCTGGCAAACAGACCGTGGTTTAGAAATATTAGAAATATCTAAATATAAAACAAAAAAATTATCATTAGCATCTGATGATATGGATTTCTATTATGCGTTTTTACAGGTCGGACAGTATATTTTAAATTTTTGTAATAGAATGGATTTACCAAGCGGTCTTGATATGACTATTCCGCAAATGATAGTTGATGCTTTAAAATATGATTGGTATACTAACTTAGATATGTCATCTGGAAATATGTATGGAGGTGAATTTATATCTAAAGGAAATATTACATCTATTTCTGAGGGTGATACACAAATTAGTTATTCCAAATCATCAAATGGAAGTGATTTAGGTGATGCATTAGATTCACACAATGCTAATCTTGATGAATGGATATATAATTATAATTCCATATTACTTAATTACAGACTTTTGTACAAAATTTAAAAAGAGGAAATTAGATGTCTACATTTTATCCAACAATATTAAAATGGAATACTAACACGGTTGCCAATGGCGAAACCATGTCAACATCATTAAGCCAATTGGAAAGCAATGATAATTATTTATTAGCATTGATTAACGAATTATCTACCGAAGACGGTACAGTATCATACGTTAATGTTGTTAACAATACTGCATCAATTATTTCCAAAGGTATGCCAGTTTATGTAAATGGCGTAGTCGGTGATAAACTTGGCGTGGCTCTTGCCGATAATACTACCCAAACTAAATCAACAGTAATTGGCCTTGCTATTGCCGATATTGCACCTTCCGCTGAAGGCAATATAATGCTCTCTGGGGTCGTTTCTAATTTAGATACCCATACATTCACAGCAGGTACAAAAATCTATCTGGGGGCCTCTGCTGGGTCTTTCACGACTACTGAGCCAGTCGCTCCAGCCTTTAGTGTATTAATTGGTAACATAATTAACAGCGATTCTACCGTAGGTAAAATATTTGTTAATATTTCTTCATCATCTAAAGATTATAAAGTAAAATATCATGCTGATGATACTACTCCACAATATGCTGGTGATAAAATAAATTCCGATGGTATTACAATTACCCGAACAAATATTAATAATGGTGGTATACTTTCTGGATTATTTTCATCTACTGGTGTAATTAAAGTTGACGTTGATGATAATGATAAATCAACATGGAGCAATTTACGTGGATGTCTTGACGAAGGTACAAATATTAATTTGGAAATTGTCGAGGTTGCAGGAAAAAGAAAAATTAGAATATCATCCACAGCCTCTGCTACTGGTGATATAGAAGGTTCTGGTACAGCTACCCATTTAGTTAAATTTACAGGTGAAAAAACTATTGCTGATTCACGTATGACTGAAGATGCTAATAGCAATTTATCATGTGGTTCTAATAACAATTTATCTGGTTCTAATAGCTTGATAATGGGTTCATTGAACAATACAGCTTCTACCCAAACTGGTGGTATCATAATTGGTAATACAAATACTGATGAAGGTACAAATAATAGCACAATTGGTAAAGATAACAATATTTCTGGAACTGCTACTGATAGAATTACTATTGGTCGTGGTAATACAAATGTTGGTGAAAATGACATTGTTCTTGGTATTAACATATTAGCAAATTCTGCTAATGGTAATAAAGTATTTGTCGGTAAAAACATTACTATGGATGAAGCAATTGTTGCTGATGTTCATGTCGGTGGTGGCGTTGTTCAATTACACGGAACAATGATTGACAAAAACGGTAATACATCCGATGCTAACAAAATTGTCGGGTTTGATACAAATGGTGAATTCGCATTAGTTGAAAATGAAGCAAATTTCTGGCAAAGAAATAATGATACTATTTCTCCTATTGATGAAAATGACGCATTAAATGTTGCAAGCGTTGATTATAAAATATCATCTACGCTTCCTATTCCTCTTGATAAAGAAGGAAGGACAAAATATAATCCAAATACTAACAGTTTAGTGTTTAATCCCGATGATAATAATTCAATTGAATTTGGTCGTGAAATATTTGTTCGTGCAATTAACAATACTGGTTCGACTATTGCGAAAAATTCCGTTGTTCGTTTGAATAACAATAATGGTGAATATCCAACAATAGAATTAGCTAATGTTGTATCATTAGATAAATGTCATAATATTGGTATTACTACTGCTGAATCATTAACAGGTTCTGAAGTTGAAGTTCAAACTTATGGCTTAATGAAGGGTGTTAATACATCTGCATTCGAAATTACTGATTTAATTTATTTAGATGAAACAGGAACATTGGTAAAAGTTGCGCCCGTTGCGCCATATATACCAATGATCGTTTATACAGTATTGAAAAAAGATGCCGTTGACGGCTGGGTATTTATCAATTCACGTATTGGTTATAATACATCATCTGGAACATCATTCGCATTTCAAGCTAAAGGCGCATGGGCTGGTTTTGATACTATTGTAAACGATGAAATATATACACAATATACATCAAATAGTGTAAATGTAGGCGATGCATTTAATTCTACTACTGGTAAATTTACTATTGCTACTGCTGGTATATATACATTTACAGCTTCTGCATTATTTAATGAAGATAATGTTGAAAGTGATACATCTAATTATTTATATATTAAGCGTTTCAATTCATTAGGCGAAGTACAGGAATCGTCTATGGCATTTCAAACTATTGATGCTAATGGCGATTCATCCACATCTACTGGGGTGACTGCAATATTTGATTGTGCTGAAGGCGATTATGTTGCATTAACTTTCCATATGAGCACATCAACATTACAGGTAAATAAAGTACATTTTACTGGCTTTAGTTTAACTGGTTTGAAGGGTGACCAAGGCCCAATTGGTTTAACAGGCCCATCTGGTGTAACAAATATTTCCGAAGCTGATGATGTTTTAGTAACTGATATTCAAACTGGAAATGTATTAAATTGGTCTGGCACAAAATGGGTAAATACCGATGCATTAACTTTAGATGCAATACAATTAGATACTGAAGCGGATGAAGGAACAATGGAAGGTAAATTGTTCTGGGATGCTACTGATAAAACATTAGCCGTTGGATTAGCTGGTGGTTCTACTTTACAGGTCGGGCAGGAATTCCTTGTACGTGCCGTAAATAAAACAGGTGCTCCAATTACTAATGGGCAGGTTGTTTACATATCTGGTTCACAAGGACAAAGAGTTGTAATATCTCTTGCCCAAGCAATTTTAACGGAAACATCACAGGTATCTTTAGCCGTTGCTACACAAACAATTGCTAAAAATGCTGAAGGTTTCTTTACATCAAAAGGCTTGGTAAGAGGAATTAATACATCTGCATTTACTGAAGGAAATATAGTATATGTTTCCACTACTGCTGGTGGCCTAACAAATATTCCTCCTGAAAAACCACATTCACAATTAGTTGTCGGTATTGTAACAATAGCTGGTGTAAATGGCGCAATTTATGTTGATCCATATCCAATTGCTCGTATATCACAATTAACCGATGTATCTATAGCTTCCCCTACTACTGGGCAGGTATTGATGTATAATTCTACTACAGGCCGTTGGTATAATGGTACAGGTGGTGGTGGTGGTACAGGCGATGATACATATATGGTAAAATGGACTGATGCCGATGCTACCCCAGGTTTCCTATTAGATAAATTAACCGTTGCTCCAGGTTCTCCTATAACATTATCCGAAACAGGCGTATTGGATATACTTGAGGAAGATGTAAGCGATCCATTAATTAAAACAGTTTCATTATTATCTGAATCTGGTGTAAATAACTTGACAGGCTCTTGTTGGAGTTCGGTATTTGAAGATGGTGAATGGGGAACAGGTTATGGTCAAAATACTACCGATAGTTATTATAGATTAATTCCCGATGCACGTGGCACAGTATCAAAAGTAACTTTTTATATAGCCAATATAAATGGGGAAGATGGTTATTATGGTGGTTATGCTGGTGCTATTAGAATTGGTTTATTTGATGCTGCTGGTGTATTAAAAGGTTCTACCGCATGGACTCGTGGTATAACTACTCTTGGTACGCATACTTTAACAATGACTGCTGAAGCTGGACAAACTTTGACAATAGATAGAAATACTACCTATTGGATAGGCGTTATCGCTCGTGGTATTGATTTAATAGCTTATAAGAAACTAACATCTGGATTAAATTTAACTAATTTACGTTATAGCGTGAGAATTCGTTCTGGTTCAAATGGAGCTATGTGGTCTGATTTCCTTACCTCTGGTACAGGTTATGCTGACAATGCCGTTTGTGTCATTCAAATGTCCGCTACTTAATAAATAAAAAGAGGTTATAAATATGGTATATTCAATAGAATTTAATGGCGTAGAAAGTATAGTTTTCGGAAAAGCATTCCGTGTTCCATCTGGACAATATCCCCCAATTATAAAAGATATAATGGGGAATACAGTTTCCATGTATGAAGCAATGAATGAATCCAATACTAACATTAATCGTGATTCATCGATTACTTGTACATGTTGCAAAATTAAGCGAAATATGGAGCTTGGACTCGATATAATTGCTAAATGGCGTGAATATTGTGTAACTAAAGCAGCTGAATTGGGTATTACAGGTGTTGGATTGACACAGTTAAATGCTTTTTCAAATATAGGAATTGCATTAACATTTGGATGTTTAACTGAAGCAGCACAATTAATTCCTTCAATGACTGAAGATAGTATTGTAACTGCTGAAATTAAAGCTAAATTCGTAAATGCATGTATTTCTGCAAATCACATGGATTAAAAAATATATATTCATAATATGAATTACTTAAATTTATATTATAATATAATTGAAAAATCTAAATATAGAAATCTAAAACGAGAAAGAGGGTATTGTATTCATCATATAATACCCTCTATTTATTTTAAAAATAGAAAAATAGCTACATATTTTGGAAAAAGATAAACTAAAAATTATCAATGATTATAATTATGTATTTAATATGATTCGTAATGGATTTTTTAAAGAATCAATTGAAATATTGAAAACAATGAATCATAACAAAATATTTACCGAACATAAGATAAATGAAATTATTATATGCTTAGAATCATCTGATGCTACTTAATCTTGTTTTAGTATTATTTAAATATAATACTTATTTTACGAGGTTAAAAAATGGCTAATTCAAATGGTGGAATATGGACTGCTGGAAGTTATTCTAAAGTGCTTCCAGGCGCATATTTCAATATTAAAAGTGCTCCATCTACATCATCGGATATTGCAAGCAAGGGTACAGTTGCTTTGATATATGATATCGCAATTCCTTCCGCAAGCGTTGATACCGTTGATGGTGAGGCTCTTTATGGTAAATTTATAGAAATCGGTAAATCCGATTATATTTCTGGTGCTTTCGCTGATGTTCTTGGTTTTGGTTCAAGCGATTCTGAAGCATATATACTAAATCAAATTTTCAATTATGCGATTACAGCACAGGTTCTACCTGCATATACTTGGGTTGCGGATGTTGCCGATGTTGATTCTACCGTTGCAAGCTCTACTAAAGCATGGACTCTAATATCATCTACCGTATCTGCTGGTTCTGCCGTATATGTATACGAAAAAATTGTAGGAACTACAAAGACTACTCGCACAATTACTTGGACTGGAACAAAGGTTGACCTTGATAAATTCATACAGGAATTATACAATGTTAATTTTGATGTTGCCGTTGTTGATACTAAAACTGAATTTAGTACATCACAGGAAATTCAAGCATTGGTTGCTGCAATTGTTGATTTAAGAAATAACTATGGCAAACAGGTTAAATGCGTTGTTTCACAGGACATTGCCGATACTGATACAGCTTCTGGGTTATGGTATGTAAATAAAGTTCATAACATAATTAATTTCCTTGATGGTGATGGTATTGTTCGTGATGCTTATGTATGGGCATGTATCGTGGCTGCAATGGATGCTGGTGCTTTATATAATGAAAGTAATACTGCAAAAGTAATTACTGGAATGGTTAAATTATGTGATGAAGCTGGTGTTGGTTTCAATCCATATGTATCTACCGCAATATCTGGTAAAGATACCCAATCTCTTGAAGAAGAGGTTTCCGCTGGTTTCTTCGCCCCTTGTTATCGTGACGATGGCGTTCTAATGGTTTGTTCCGATAGAAATGCATTGACTGAAGATATCGTGTTTAACGGTTATAACATAAATTCTGACATATTCGCTAAGAATAGACCTACTCGTGTAATTTCCCAATTGATAACTGATATGTCATTGAAATGGAAAAATACTTTCATGGGTAAAGTAACTAATAATGCAAAGAATCGTGATATCTTCAAAGCATATTGCATAAACTATTTAGAAAAGATACAGGCAAATGATGGTATAGAAAATTTCGATAGAAATAATGATATACAGGTTCTACCTTGCCCTGATACATCTAAAAAAGATGCGGTTGTTATGAATATTTTCGTACAGCCTTTGGATTCAATGGAAAAACTATACGGAACATTTACCGTAGCTTAACTTTAAGAGGAAATAACAAATGGCTAGTTTAATTACATCTACCGCACAATCAATGCTACAATCTGACCCTATTAGTGGTCGTTGTGGCTCTGCTACAGTTATCATAGGCAATTCCGTTGAGGAATTGTTTGATGCCCGTAACATTTCTGCACAAACTGAACTACAAACTGAGGACGTGCTTAGAATGGGCGTTCTTGGATCTGGTTCTAAAATATATGGATGGAAAGGTACAGGAAGTATGGAATTATTTTATATTTCCGCACGTTTCCGTGATTTATTCCTTGGATACTATGCTTCTGGAATAATGTTGCCTTTTCAATTAACCATTGAAAATAGCGATAACGCTTCTACTGCTGGTAAAAATACAGTAACATTAATCGGATGTCAATTATCTGGAACTTTAGATTTAGGTAAAATTGATTCTGCTTCTGGTATTTTAACTGAAACCGTAAACTTTACATTTACTGATGCAATATATACCAACACATTTAGCGATCCGCTAATTGAACAGGTAAAGGGTTTAGTTTAATTACCAACAAATAATAAATTAAAGACCATTCATTAATTTGGATGGTCTTTTTTATTTGTTAAAAAACGGTAAAATTTAAATATGAATATAAAATTAAATGATATTTTCGGAACCAATCATAATGACATGATTAATTGCAATACTCGTTATTTGGTTGTTAAGGGAAGTCGTGGTTCTGGTAAATCTACTACAGTATATCGAAAACTTATATTAAAAATGTTATATTATTGGGCTAAATATAAAGTATGCCCAAGCGCATTAATAATTCGTCAATGGGCGGTAACGCATGGAAATTCTACAGTTATTGAAATAGATAAAGCAATTAAAGCATTACATGTGGAAAAAGAATTTACTAAATTAAAATCGCCTTATTCATATACACATAAAGCATCTGGTGCTACCATTGTATTTCGTGGTATGTCTGACCCTACTACATTAACATCAATAACGGCTCCTACCCCATTAGCATATTGTATAATTGAAGAGGCATTTGAAATACGTTCTGAGGAAGATTTTGATAAATTAGATTTATCTATACGTGGTGAATTACCTTATTTTTTAAGCCATCAAATAACATTAATTTTTAATCCATATTCTGATAAGCATTGGTTAAAAAAACGTTTTTTTGATGTTGACGATCCAATGATAACTACATTAACTAAAACATATATGGATAACCAATTTATTCAAAAAGATAAAGGGTTTATTCAAATTATGGAAAATATGAAATTAACTAACCCTAAAAAATATAATATTCTTGGATTAGGTAATTGGGGTATTGCTGAAGGTATGGTATTTGAAAATTGGGTTGTTCAACCATTTGATTATCAAAAAATGTTAACTGCTAAAAGTTATTTAAATACTAACAAATTTAAAGAATGTTATGGATTGGATTTTGGATGGACCGACCCATCTACAGTAATTGCATCTTTAGTAAATGAAGATACTAAAGAATTATTCATATATGGTGAAATATATGAATCTAATTTAACTATTGCTAATCTTGCTAAAAAAATAAAATCGAGGGGATGGGAAAATAAACAAATTATGTGCGATTCGGCCAATCCACGTGAAATCCAATTATTAAAAAGTGAAGGTATTAATGGGGCAAAGTCTGCGTATAAAGGCCCAAATTCTATAATGGCTGGAATTAAATTATTACAGGACTATAAAATTATTATTCATCCAAATTGTAAACATACAATTGAAGAATTTTCTTTATATATATGGGATACTGAAAAACAAACAGGTAAATTCCTTGATACGCCAATTGATGACCATAACCATTGCATTGACTCCCTACGATATTCAATGTTAACACAAAAGGCTACATTTTATTAATTAATTATTAAAACTATTAAATTTAGGTATTATTCAATTATTATGTTAGATATGCAATTTTTTACCGATGTATTAAAAACTTTATGGTTTGATCGCCTTACCGTACAGCGATTAACACAAACTATTGATTCCGTCACAGGTGTAACCGAAACTGAAACATGGACTGATATCATAACAAATATTGATTGTCGCATATCATATGCAATGTCTGATAACCCTTCGGTTCCATATACTGCAAATGAAGTCGATAGGCAATTAAAATTCTTTACTTATTATAATATTGATATACAGGCTGGTGATAGATGTATAGTAACTCGTGTTGATAGAGATGGTATTACGCCTATTAGAACATACCAAGGTCTTGTTGGTGAATCTAATCTTTATCGTGGACATAAAGAAATATTATTACATAACGTAGAATATATAACTGAAGGTAATTTATAATGGATTTATCACAATTCGCAAAAGCGTTGGAATCCATTGATATACCTGCATTAAATAAACGTGTTGCAGGAGATGAATGTAATTTTCTTGAATCTGAAATTAATTCATTAACTCCAGTCGATACAGGAAATTTAAAATCACGAAATAATGTAATACCTAATCCCGATGGTTCAATACAAATTACAAATGATGCCGATTATGCTGCCGAAGTTGAATACGGACATCGTAAAAAGAATGGCGGTTTTGTCATTGGGCAATTCTTTGTAAAAAAAGGTATTGAAAATTGGGAACGTGGTTTTACTGAAAGATATACAAAAGCATTCGAAAGCGAATTGAAATCAAAAGGTATTGGATAATGGCTACTGAATTAACACAAATAATGAATGGGGGAAATGTCATTAATGCCGTATGCATAATGATATCCGAATATTTTAATACATCTACCCCCGTGACATACGCTTTATATAAAGAATCCGTTCCACAGCAATTAAAAACTCCATGTTTTTTCGTTAAATTAGTTTCGTCATATGTCGAAAAGGGATTAGGTAATCACAGAATTAAACATCATTCTATAATGATACAATATTTCCCTGCGGATACTACAAAAAAACCTGAAGAGGAATGCCACATCGTTGAAGATTGCTTATATGAATGCCTTGATGATGTATGGATAACGGTTTTATCCGAAATTGATCATGTTGAAAAAGAATATAAAACCACACAAATAGCCACACATACTGATTTTACTGATTCACGTATAGTAAACAATATACTTAACTTTAGTATAAACATAAATTCAAATTATAGAATCATACCTCCATTCCCTGACTTTATGAATAGCTTAGATGCATATATAAATGTCGATCCCGAAAAAGACCTAACAAAAAATACAGTAATTTTTAATCTTGAGGAAGAACAATAATGTTATTTAATAGAAATCCACATACATCAATGTTATTGACTACGCATATAACAGCGAATCAATTCTGCTATGGCGAAGAAGTAAATATGCAATTGCTTGATGAAACACAAATACCAAGCGCAAAATATGTATCTGCACGTATTAACACATATTTATCATCTAAGAAATATAAAGAAGCTATTCTTGCTGAAAAATATTATGATGCTGAAAATGATGAAATATCTAAAAAGCGTAGAACATGGGTTGATAAACTTGGTGGTATTCATGATATGAAGCAATTAGCTAATAACAAAATTGCACATCCAATTTTACGCACAATTGTTAATAAAAAAGCAAACATGGCTCTTGGTAAGCCAATTATTGCTACATCTAACAATGAAAAATTAAACGAATTTATAAAAAATTATTTTAATAAAAAGTTCGCTTCTAAACTATGTCAAATGGCTAAAAAGAATTATTTACATGGTAAAGATTGGATGTATGCTACTTATGTAAATGGAAAATTAGAATTTAAAATAGTTGATGGAATAAATGTCATTGATACATGGAATGACATGGATCATGATGATTTAAATAAATTAACCGAAATCATATGGTTTTGGAATAATGATTTTATTGATTCCAATGGTATAGTAAAAACAAAATATTATGCTAAAGTATATAAAAAATCTGGTATATATAACTTTGAATCTACTGATAATTTCGGTGGGTTGCAATTCATATCCACAGAACCTAATGTTATTGTCGATTCTAAGGGCGTACAGTGGTCTACTATACCTTGGATACCCTTCTCTGCCTATGCGGATGAAACGTCCCTTATACGCCCTCTAAAGGGGATGATTGATGCCTATGACCATACAGTATCTACCGACTCTGATATACTTGATGATATGCCTAAAGCAATTCACGTATTAAAAGGGTATTCGGCTGAAGATGCCGAACAAATTGTATCACGTGTACAGGAACAGCGAACCATTTTACTTAGCTCTGATGGCGCATATGAATCGGTTTCTCCTGAAGTTGATTTATCACAAAGCGCAATACATTTAGATAGATTAAATGATAACATTTATTCGGCTTCTAATACGGTCGATAGCGCAAATATTGACTTGGGTAATACATCTGGTATAGCAATTAAATTACGCTACCAGGACGCTATAAATGACGCAAACGAATTGGTGACACAATATAATCAATCTTTAGAAATGTTGTTTAGTTTTATATTAACTGATATAAATGTAAAATATAAAAATGCATTTGATAAAGAACAAATTGAATTTATATTTAATATGGATCTTGCTATTGATGAAACCGAAATAGTTGATGTTCTTGATAAATCCACATATTTATCTAATGAAACTCGTATTGCTAATCATCCATACGTAGCTGATGTACAAAAGGAATTGGAAAAAATAGCTAATGAAAAAGCAAATATTTCCGATGTTCCTACTAATACTGAAAATGAAACTAACATAATTGATGGAGAGTAATTATGAATTTTTTAAATCGTGATAAAATGTTGAATGGCGAATTTCCTGAAGATAATAAAACATTTCATGAAATTTTGTTTTACTATGCTTCTAAGGGACTTACTGACGACTCTTTAGCCATGGCATGTGGCCTACCAATAAGCGAATTTCGTGAAAAACGTAGAAATGACCCTGAGTTCGAACAGACCATTTTTAGGGCTAGATTGCCTATGATATCTGCCATAGATGAACAGGCATGGGGACTGGCTATGGGTTCAAAGAAACGTATTAAAAAGGTTGTTAAAACGGATTCTACGGGTTTGCGTGAAGAAACTATAACAGAATCTGATATTGCGCCTGATAAAGAAATGCTAAAATTGATGATGAAGAATTTTGCTAATTATTCTGATGAAACAGTTTTATCTATATCCGATGAAGAAAAAGCAAAAACCGAACAATTAAAATCATTACTAAAATAAAAAAAGGCTCTTAATTGAGCCTTTTCTTTTTTATTGTTTTATTTATTATTTCATTTTTATATTTAGTTTATCGGTATATGAGA